AACAATCATATCAAAATAATTCTTTGGGTCTGCAATATCAAAATTCAAAGGTGTTACATCAATATCCTTTGTCTTTAAATAACGAGTATAATTATTTGTAAATTCTTCTAATGTCTTTTCTAGCTCTTTATTTTTATTTGTTAAATTACTTTCACCAGGTTGATCCAGGTGTAAGCCACCCCGAGAGTTTAACCAAAACATTTCAGCCCCACCGCCAACGATCTTTTCTAAATCGATTAACCGATTAACAATGGCTTGTAGTGCGGGTGTCCCAAATACATCGTTTTCTAATACCCCTTCGGCAATGTGTATAATTCGGGTGTGATGAACCAGAATAGACTCTTCCGGCATAGAACTTGAACTTGATACTGAACTATTGCCACCATAACCACCAGGACTTAAATTATACGTTTCAGGTAAACCATAACGTGGGCTTTCAAGATTTGTATCATATTTTGAAATCGATGCATTTTTTTCTGAATATGGTGACAGGAATAAAATGTTATCCATTGTAAATTTGCCGATTAATGGCTCTTTTGCTTTTTTCCCGTCTTTAACAGAAATAAAAAGAACACTAAAATGGCCGAGCCTTGATAAAATATCTAACCTTTTCAAGTAATGAAACAATTTAATCTTTTTGTTTAACTTAATAAATTCTTTTTCAAATTCAGTGACATTTTTAGTGTCTTTGTCATCGCTAATAATCGGATCTTTTGACCAACAGGCATTTGGGTATGCGTTTACTACTGCCTTTGCAATATCTTGACGAAAATACCGCTCAATATAATCATCTATTATAAGAGTTTCATCATAACCAAATACATTATAAAGATTTCGTTTACCGTTATGTGTTTTTGAAATAAGCCCACGCATTGATTGCCTATCGGTTAGATGACTATTCGTTTGAAGTTCATTTAATGAAGAATTGAGACTAGATATAGTGTTTATTGCTAGATCTACTTTCTCAATATAAGCTTGATTCTCATTTATTTTTAGTTTTTTACTTTTTTTTGACATTGAACCCTCTTTCTTTATTCAAATATATCAAAAGTATAGCTCATTACCAACCACCTGACTCTTTGACAACGGGATCTGCACCGTAATAAATAAACGAATCAGCTTCATCTGGTGATTCGATTCCTCGCTTTTTCATATCATCCTTTGACTCAATCCCTACCTTGCCCGAACTAGTGAAATGTTCTTTAGGCTGTGATAGTTGCTGAATCAATTTATGGTGATTAGGAATACTTATCAATTCATCAAAGGGGTGAATGTCTAAGCCTTCGACCATTTCATACGTTCGCTTAAATCGCCTTTTCGCTTCCCACCACATTTGAGCACGATAATTTTTGAACATATCCACGTTTTTACGCTCTTCAGTCCAATTCCCGAGCAAGCCCGTATTTGCGCTATTTATTGGAATAATCTCAATTTTGAATGTTTTATTTTGGACTAATTCAAACATCTCAGCTCGAACACCAGCACCAACGCCAATCGCATCATATTTAAGTTTTTGAACCTTGTATGCTTCAGCTATGAAATACGCCTTTCGTGATGCCTTGGCTGTAGTAAGACTTTTCCATGATTGAATGTCTAAAATTAAATTACCTTTTCCAATGCACAATGAATTTTTGTTTTTACCTCCGTCTGATACATCAAGCCCAGCTTTAACCATTCCTGATGTTTGCCAACCTGGTATTTTCTTGTGTGCATCAACGGCGGCTCTTACCCACTTGGCTTTTATACAAATGTCTTCTACAGATCCGGTATAATCAATGTCAAGCTCTTTGGCTATGACATAATCGAAAATTAACGTTTTTTTCTTATTTTCGTACCAAGCTTGATCTTTTCTCGGGTCTTTTGTCCAATGGAAAGTGAAAACAGGGATTATTCCAGAATGTCTTTTTTTTGCAAAAGGATTATCCATGCCGTTTGGTGTTGAGATATCTATTTTAATGTCACTGTTTTCAGATAACGCAGCCTCGATCCTTTCAGGGCGTACATAGTAAGCGGACTCGTCTTTAAAATATATCTTTGACCTACCACCCCGCCCAATGTTGTCGCCTGATTCACCTGTTATGCTTGCGCTATTGCGACTATTTATAATCTTCATAAATGATGGGTTTATTCCTTCAGAAAAACATTTAGGAAGCCTATCAAAAATAAACCGTATCTTTTCAAAAATAGAATCCATATCTCCAATCTTATCGACCAGAGCCTCTTTTCTTGATCCAAAAGATATTTTTTCACCTTCAAAAAATATAATTCTATAAACTGAATAGGCACAACATAGCCAGGTTAACCCCATTGCCCTGCTCTTTTCAACCAATCCATCTTCATTATTTTGGACACGAGCCTTTAACCATTTAATGTAGTCTTTTTGGTGTTGGAACATAACGAGTGGTCTTATAGTTGGGCTGTATCGGGGTTCGTGGATCCATACCCAATCCATAATAAAATCTACGGGGTTATTAGGGTAATACTTAAACATTGCACTAATAACAACTGGATCATTTTCCATGATGTGAAGCCTACGAATTCTATCATCAATGATTGGTCGATAGTTGGGGTTTTTGAAGTCAAACTGAAGCATTATTTATTATTCGCTATAAACAACGGTTCTAAGCCGCTTCTTTCTTTTCAGCCAGTGCCTAAACGATGCCTCGGGCACCCCAAGCATTTTACATGAATCAGTAAATGATAATCGATTTGGATCCGATTCCAATCTCTGTAATGGACCTAACATCTTTTCGTAATTCCGTTTCTCTTTACCAGCCAAATTAACCCCCACTTTAAAACTAAATCATAACGGAAGTCGTCACAATCGTCTAGATAAGTCCCCTTTTTTAACAGCCCAAAAGTCCCTAGCCCCCTTTCTATTTCACACGATCTAAATAATACCGGGTAGCCTCTTCGTCTGTCATAGAGAGCACGTCTTTTTGCTGTTCGCTTTCATTTGAAATTTCGGGGCCTTCAAACAATTTAAAATATTTCCCAAGCATTTCGAGCGCTTTCAGTTTATCTATTTTTCGTTTAACTACTTTTCCGGCAAACCCACCTATTGAAACTTCAAAACTAGATGCTATATTTCCCTCTTCTAGCTTATCGTTATCAGCAAAGGCTATTGCTGCAAGTTCGTCTAAAACACGTTCTCTGCTTACCTTTACATCCTTCGTGGCTTCTTTGGCTGTCTCAGCGATATATGCCTTAACCTTAACATTCCTTAACAATCGAGATGCCCCGGCCTCTGCTGAGTTGTCACCGACCCCATAAACGGCCTTATATGACCGCCTCCCGTTAAAGTCGATTAGGTATTTATCACAAAATCGTTTTTGCTTCTCATTCATTTATCAAACCGATAACTTATTATTTAGATCGACCAGTTAGCTTTTCGACTGTTCTTAGGCTACCTAATCCCAGCAATGCAACAATTAACTCGCTAGTCATTGCCATGCCGAGCGCTGGGGGCGTTGGTATGTCTAGGTTGAATATAGCGATGATCCAAGTTAATAGATCTCTTAAACAGACTAAATATATTAGGTTGAAACCACAAACCCACCCAATAAAAGGTCTCCACCCCGCAACAAAAACTGAACGGTGTTGTGCTTCTATTTTATTAATTTCTGTTTGAGCAAGTTGGGATTGAGATTGTAGACGGAGTAAAGCTTCTTTCTTTGATAATCTTTCTTCATCCGAGGTAAAAAGGCTGTCTAATACGTTTCCTATTGCTACGATTGGTTTTGTTGTTTTTTCAAATAAGTTAAAAATACTCATAGGCCTCATTGTATCATGTGAGTTTTTACTGATTTAAACAGTTAGTAGTCTATTTTATTTATTTCTTTTAATTTTTAAATGAAATAGCTGGTAAAGAAAACATAAATTGTGGGCTTGGCGATTGAGTCCCAATAAGTGTAATAATATGGTCTTCATCTACCTTGCTAATGGAATCAACATAATATATTTCACCTGGAAACAAAAGCATAGATCCCTGAGATAAAAGACTTGCATACATACCTGTTTTATCAATAATTTGTTTGATTTGTGGTTTTTCTAGGCTTATCATTTATACGATATTTTTTATTATCGTTCGTGATATTGTATATCCTATCGATCTAAGCCCCTTAACAAAGGCGCTTGGATGACTGAACTGAAAAAAAAGCGAGACGTCTTTTACTTTTTTATTATCTTCTTCAAAAAGCTCTTTGATTTTCGGGATATCTGATTCATTTAATTTACGGTTCATATTATTATTTTAATGCATATAATTATCTTAGTCAAGATACTAGTTAGACTGTAAGCTAAATTTGAATAAAAAGACAACTCATAGGATAATGATTTTATGAAACGTATACTATTAAAACGGGTCGTACAATCCATAAATGTAACGCAAGGCGTTCTAATCGATAACGAAACGGGTCATGCACTAGGTGTGACACTGGAGTTGCCTTGGGCGTTTAATTTAGAAGATGTAAGTTGTATTCCATTGGGTTCTTATCATTGCTATTTAACAAAAAACAGTAATGACAATTTTGTTTTCAGATTAAAAAATGTAGCCAATCGATCTTATGTTGATATGCATGTCGGAAAT